CCAGCTCACACTGTGATTTAATTAAGGTTTTCTCCTTGTGGTACCTTTGCCCGGTTTCGATACCTTACACACCCCGTTTGCTAGCAATCCCCGAAACGGCCCACCACGAGACTGATCCCCTGGAGGCCGAGTACTATAACTAAAATAGAAATCGTGGGTGTAGTTCACCAAGGTGAACAACTTACACGGAAAATTGCTATAATGGTTTATACCCACATCCAGCTCAGTTGACCGGTCAAGGAAAGGTACACCACGAGAGTAGGGCATCTCTTGCCACTCCTTCCCCTCCTTCAGCCGAAGGACAAGGTTGGGACGCGAGGATGAGTGGAAGCAATAAGCCACCACCCATCGACGCTCGGCGTTGACAGGGCCAACGCCACGAGTGCACCAGAAAGCGCTACAGTCGAGGTCAGTACTCTCATAAACACGGCCAAGAGAGGGACTCTTAGAAGTAACAAGTCCAGGACCAGTATAGAGGAGGGTCGTAGGGAAACTCCTATGCAGGAATCTCTTGGCATTCAAGAAATTCCTCAACTCTTCCGCCTCATCCAACGTATAAAGCCAAACATCGGAGCCCCCGAAAGAATAAAACTCTTCATCCACCTGAGGCAGATCAGGAGCAAGACACTCTTCATCATAAGAATCAGGGATCATGCACTTCACGTACTCAGCAGGAGAGTGTGGTTTAGAACGGGAGGTCTTAATAAGGCCGGAGGATACAGGGGGAATGATTGTAACAGGAGGTGGAGGTAAGGAAACCCCGCCCCCCTACGGCGAGGAGGACAGTCCGCGAACCCGGATGGTCATAGTGCCAGTCAGAAGTCCAAGATCTCCCTTGGACTTTGAACTTGCGTAGATCCCGTATCCCGCCTCAGCACGAGCGTCCACAACTCCCGCCGACGTCCAAGTGGACTGGGAGAGAGGGATCTGTAGAGGGGGGACGGGGAACGTCTTTGACGGCTGGTTCAACCTGCCACCCACGGCAAGCAAGGCATCTAATCCCATTCCACTAGCCGCAGCTAGGGTCTTAGAGGGAAAAGGTGCGATGGCCACGGAGCCGGCGTCCGATACAGCACTAACGAGGGGCTGCCATCGAGCATTCACGGAGACGAGTTTCCACTCCGCAACACCATTCAATTCACGTTTCAGCGCCGCGATAATGGTCGGCTGAAAGCCGATCCACTCGGATTTTGAAAGGGGTGAGGTACTAAAATTAAAGCGCCGCTCTTGACCACTCACCTGAGACAAATCTCCGACATTGTTGTTGTTGCGTTGACGATTACCAGCACGTGGCTGGCGGCGCTGTCGCTGCGCTCTTTTGTTTCTTCTGTTCGCCATTACTTTTTGCCCACTCAGCATGGGCACGACATGTCTCGATTACCTTGTCTACCTCGGGATGATTGCGGAGCTCATGTCGCAGCTGAGAAAACCAGTCGAGATACTGGTCCGAGGAGGGGGAGTGTGTAAGAAATCGGAATATGGTCTTCCATATGTTCGCGGGATAAGCCAACCCACTAGGCATGAACCTGTGTGAACAGAATTCAATACCGGCCAAAGAGGAGGAGACACTGATCTCCTTGACTTTATGCCCCAATCTCGCATACCAGGATAGGACGTCCTCACCCGTGACGCCTTCTACCGCATCGTCTCCCATAGCTATGATGCGACCTGCATCTTTAGTATCACCACCAGCCAAGACAACTGCCGCAACACGAGCGATAACTCGCATACGGGAGTTGGTTGACGAAGTACAATACCAGCCTGATGGTTGCACACCAGGATAGGTTTGGGCTACGAGAGAACCATCCGGAAGACAAAAGACCTTGTTAGCTGCACAGTACGCACGTACACGAAGAAGAAAATGGAATTGGGAGCCAGAAGCGCCTGCCAAAGCAGCGCGGATCTCACTGTCAAGTTCCATTTCCCAGTTCTGCACGGACCAGTCCCAGCCGGAAATGTCAGTACCTTGCACCGGACCGTGCGAAAGCATCTCGGAAAGCACCGTTCCAAGAACGGTGAGATCCCGATCGCTCAGGCCCATACCGGGTTTTGAGGGACACTCAGTCCAATGGTCAATCTCAAAAGAGTTTTGAACACCGTAGAGCATCCTATCTAGTACTTGATCATCAACACCGACGCCGGAAATGAGTCTCAGCTTTCCCGAACTCCGCTTCTTGGACGCATGAGGTTCATCCTTAATAAAGAGGCGGATAGGGGAGCAGATATCATTTCTAACGAGGGCAACAGGATCCATGGAAAATATTTCCTCACCAAAAGAAAGCATAGCTCGCACACGGCAAACAACAGCCTGAGCCAGGGCCTCCCTCAATACCGGGGAATCAAGGAGACCTCGGATCTTAGGGGCGCTTCCAGACCAGGGAACACCTGGTGAAGAATCAGACTTCAGGTGACTGATGGCTTCATACGCTGCTTGTTTGGTGCAAGAATAGCACGCCTCCGACACTCCGCGTGGTCGCTCGACGGAAGTTTGTTGACCAGTATATCGCACTCCGCAATAGTCAACAAACCTCTCGTCTTGGGTACGGCTACACCCGCCTCCCTGAGAGCCGCCCGCCACGCAGCAGGAAGTCTGCCAGAGGGGGGCTCGAGTTTGGGGGTACAGGGGGGTGACGATAGAGGCAATTTTACTCTTGGTTTCATCATCGGGGACGAATCCTCGAATATGTCCTGACGCGTGCACATCGAGACTCCTTCGGATGGCGCCGCAGTCTTGGCGAGGCCAGTCCCAGTCCGCGAGGGCTGGGTAGGCTTCAGCGAGACCGAAGGGGACAGGGAAGTGTTTCGGGTACGCGCTAGGGGGTCTGACACCGGACTCTCCGACATAGGTAAGGAGAGGGGAGTCGAACCCTTGCTTATATCCAGGGAATTGATCGAGGTCGTCTTCTCCACTGAGCCACCGATAGCCACCACGGTCGGTTGAACGGGCCGACCGACCAAGCCCTGGCGAAAACCCGCCAAGTCCGTGAGAGCAGACTCCATCCTTCCGAAATCATCATAGCCAGGGTTATCATCTTCCTCTTCTTCATCTTCCTCTTCGAATTGATCAGACCAAAGCTTGATGCCGCGCTCACGCAATGCCTTCCCTGACATATCAGGGTTTTCATTGTAAGCGTTGCCTCGAGTCTCAACCTGTCGAAGGCGGCCACCACACCAAATGTTGAACATGAAATCACGTCTATTCACCTCACGCTCCTGGAAGGTATCCTCGTAGTCATCAGACTCACGATTGGAGAGCGCACGGATTAAGAAGTCGAGGCCGGCAGCATTGTTATAAATGGAACCGACACTCCCCCGCTGATGGATCCCGACAATGCGACCATTGCAATAGAGGGGTGAACCCGACAGACCATGATCGGAAGAACAGGTGTGATCAAACCGAAGGTTCCCTGTAAGTGCCAAAACACCAGGGTATACGATAGGTTGTCCATGAGTACTTCCGAAGAGCTGAAGAGCAGACCCCCTCTTAGGAGTTCTGGAGACAGTGCCAACTTGCACAGCAAGAGCGGAGAGAACATGTCGTGGGACTTCAAGAAGGGCGAGGTCCATTCCATCCTTGACACTAGAGCTAATCAGCAACCTCCAGTTCTTACTAACTGGGAGTTGGTGGGCTTGAGTGCCTATGGTAATACCAGGCAGATCTTTCAATCCATCAAGAACATGATAGGCAGTGAGAATACCCTCGTACTTCTCAGAAAACCGAACACGGGCACCATAGCCAAAAGCCTTGCCGTCCATCGTACGGAACACCACAAGGGATTTTGGCCATGGACTATTCAACGCCTGGGACCCCGGAATCGCGGACTCAAGAAGAGGCGAACCCATCTTCATAAGAAGGCGGGAGGCGTCTTGATCAGAAACCGAAATACGGAGAACCGTGCCATGGTGTAGGGTTTCAACAAAGAAAGTACCGGAGGCTTCATCAAACCGGACCGAGCCAGTCAACTTCAAGGGAGGTATGACCGCAGTCACAAGCTCGCTCAAAGAAGAGCGGTAGAGATACCAGTTGACGACACCAGAACGAATCATGTTCAACAACAAAAGGAGGGGACGAAAAATAAGGAAACAAAGGGAAAACCAAAGAAATCGAACCATTCCAAAGATCAAAAAGCACACCACGGGCAGAGCGACAGCACATAGAACATATGGACCCACATTTCGCGCGACTTCCACCAAGGGTAGAAGAGGCCGTGTGAGCGCCAAGACAAAGGGGTCGGTCATTGCGCGTGGATTAGGGCTTGCAAAGAGGGAGCAGGGTTATGTTGATAACTGGTGCTGCCCCT